AACTAGAGCACTTACGGTTCTACTTGTATCAGTCATTGTTTCCTCAAATAAAAAACAAGGAGCCTAAGTTACCCTAGGCTCCTCTTAAATTAACTTTCAGTAACAGTAGTTCCACTACCACTACCTTGTACTGACATACTAAAGCCAGCAGTAACAGCTACAGCAGTAGACAAAGCTTTACCAGCCAGCCTTACCATAGCCTTAGCAGGAACAACAAAAGGAACATTTCCTGGAAAAGAAAATGACCCTGGATTGGTTCCACCATTACCACCACTAGCAGCAACTACGTCAGAGTCTTGCTCTACCACAGTTACTTTAGCAACAGTACGCCAAGTTTCTGAATTAGCAACGCCAGAAGCTTCAGCGTGTGCTACTTGTAAAGCAATCTCAGCCGTACCCTGACCAGCAGCAACGGAATCTACATCATACCAGAAACCATGAACATAACCAGTGTGACCAGCTGGGACTTTCCAAGTACAGTTACCTGACTCTTTAGAACCTGCATCAATAAGAGCATGAACACCACCACCAGTTACATCAGCAATAGTGATCGCACCAGCAGCAGCTAGTCCAGTACCAGAAGCAGTAACTTCAGCTTTCTGAATAAAGGAAATATTCTGCTCAGTCATTTCTACTTCAGTCGTACCATTCATAGCTACAGCCTGAGTATACTGATTGAAACTATCATCAAGGTACGTTACTGTAACCTCAGTAGCACCTGTAGAACCAACATCATCTGCAGCCGATCCAGATACAAGGTCTATATCTGCACCAGCAATGACAGGAAGAACCTGATCAGCATTAGTGTTGGTAATAGTTTCAAAAGATGTACCAACAGTAGCGTTATCAGCATAAGGCTGTACTAGCGTTACATTGGTAACAGTATTAGCAGCTAAAGCAAGAGATTGGATATTAGCTATATCAGTCATAAATTATATCCTTTCCCTTAAGAGGTTTTAAATTCAATACAGCCTTCAGGACGGATAAATCCGTGACCCATAGCATACTTAGCTACGATGATCCAACCCTGATTCTTGATGCTGTATTCAGTTTCAACTGCAAGGTTCAACAACTTAACAGTAGCTACAGAAGACTTGTGCATAACTAGTGCTTTAGTCGTACTAAAGTTACCATCATGTGTCGTTACTTGAGCAGAACTAATGTTACTAATAGGTAGGTTGTTAGTCTTCACAATGTGAACACCAGCTACCTTCATTACTTCACCTTCTGCATAAACTCCACGTCCACCCCAATCACGGTTGATCAGGTCAGTAGTCTCAGCCATGAGATAGTACTGAGCAGGACGTACATACATATACCTATCACTCTCAGGTACATTGTTTTCATCCAGTTGTTCAGCAGCATCAAACAGACCACTACCTAACGTAGAACCAGACGTACCATAAGAAGCATTAGTAAGTACAGAACCACCATTACCACCACTAACCAACGTAGCTGAACGTGCTCCTAGTACTCCCTGTTGTAATACATTTTGATCCCATTGTGTACCCAAGGCAATACCAGCTTCCTTAGCGTAGATAGAACGTACCTCAAAGTGAGACATAGCCTCATCAAGGTTGTTCACAAAGTGATCAGCAATAAGGAGACCATCAATAGAGATGACCTTCTCATTCTTGTGGATGATCGTACCATCCAATTCAATACCAGTGGTTCCAGTATCACCTGAGCCATTGATGTAGGCATACTCAGTAGCAGCAGTTTTCCATACTAGAGGAAACTGTGCAGAGATACCACTAGAGATACTACGGATAACGTGTTTATCCATAGTGACACTAGCTTGCTCAAAAGCAGTCAACACTTCTCCTGCATATACTTTAAGAAATAATGCAGAGGAATCACCAGCAGAATTAGCTTGACCTGTCCTTGTCATAGTAAGGACGGGTGCAGTAGTATTCGTAACTGACATACTGTTCTCCTAGTTTTAATTAATAAAAAGTATCTAACAAAATTAGCTATACTTTTCTTTAACTTTCAACTAGAAGTTATCAACCGCAGCTGGCTTCTGTTTACTTGTTTAAATACTTTATAGCAGTACTACTTACAACTTCCCTTGCGAGAAGATATCTGACCGTTCTAATTTACCTAGTACGTCCTGCCTATAAGCAGTATCATACTCATACCTTGGGTCTTTCATAGCAGCAGTTACTTCAGCATTAGACCTAAAGACATCACCTGAACCCTCAGGTTCAGCTTGAGTACCTCCATAAGTCTCGCCTTCACTACCAGCTGTGTTGGTATAATCAGAACGTAAACCTTTAGCTGCCATGATAGCAGTATTAACATCACCACTATTCACAGCTCTATCATAAGCTTGTATTTGTTCTGGACTGTAGTTAGACTTAGCCCACTCTACCATGTTACCGTACTCAGCCTCACCACCTACAGAAGCTTTAACATTGTTTCCTATTTGTTCACCCAATGCCTTGACTCCTGCAATGTATGTATCAGCATACTCTCTACTGATACCAGCATCTTCTAGTTGCTTGTAACTATTGTCTGTTAAAGAACCAGTAGACATATACTCCTGTTGTAGAGCAGCCATATCAAATGCACCTTCGGCTACTTCAGGAGTCTGAGGTATACTTAAGTCTGACTCTACAGCTTCTACTTCTGGTTGTGTAGGTTGACCTAGTTTCTTTTCTAGTTCTTGGTAACTCTGCATAAGTTTTTCATAGTCACCACCAAACTTATCCTGAGGTTCCATTCCTGGTGGGGTGATTTCTTTGTCTTCCACCAAGTCTATCATCTCTTGATTGTGTGCTTCTTCAGCACTTACATCTACTTGTTCACTATCAACCGTCAGTTGGTTTGCCATATCGTTCTCCATAAGTTTCTTTAATTGTCCCATTGCGTAACTGAATCTTAGTGTACGTTGATGGGAGAGAACCATGCGTTCTAACTTCAGGTTTCTGCTCTAACACTTTACTAACTATCTCTACATTTTTTAGTTCTGCTTTACTTGTAACAGCCCTAGCAACCTTATCTTTTTCTTTAACCTTTTCTTTCTTATTTGTATCTTTAGTTCTGCTCACCTTGTTGTGCTCCTTGTCTAATCATTTCACCACCCTGTGTAACAGCATTGGGTGTAGCAGCCTTTAACATCTCTGCTTGTTGTTGTGCTTGTTGGGCTTGTTGTCTCTCCTGTTGTACTTGTTCCTCACTCTTAATGAGTCCCTTCATGTCTATACCAAAGCCTACTCCTAGACGTTTAAGTACGTCACTAGCATTAGTATATCCTAGTACAGCTTCTGGCCCTAAAATCTGTGTGGCAGTCTGAAGAAAAGTAGCCAACTTGTTAGCATCATTACCTCTACCTAGTGCTTCAAACCCAGTGATAATCACAGGCTCTACTGTACCCTCAGGCAACTTAGGTAACTTCTTCTCTCTTTCCAGTACTGCTATAATTCGTTTGACTAGTGGTAACTGAAGTTCATGTGAAAGCAGACTATAGATACCACCTAAGCTAGTCTCTAGTTCATTAGCTAGAAACCTAATCTCTTCAGCGGTTACTCTCTCAGCATCCCTTTGTACACTTTGGTTTAACAAGAAGGCAGCAGCTAGTCTACGCTCTACACCTTCCATTGTCTCTCTTGCTACTCTAAAGTCACTGAACTTTTCTACTTGTACTACAGTGACATCATCTTTATTACCCTGTCTAACAGCTAGGTTAGGTGCGTTGCTTATAGTACGCATCTTAGTTGTACCATTAGGTTTGACTAAGAATAACACCTTAGCAGCAGCAGCTGTACCCTCAATGATAGCTTTACTTAACCCTTCTACTGTCTTAAGATCACCTAAGTACTCCTCTACAAACCCACGTCCATAGTCCTCACCATCAATAGCATTGTATCTTAAGGCTAACCAAGGGTTCTTATCTAAAGGATACTCAGAGTCTGTACCAGGAATTCTCTTATCGTTTACTTCTTGTCTTACTTTTATCTTGTTACCTACACGTCTAACTGAAGTGTATAGACTTAATTCTTTTTCATTACCATCAGCAGAAGTACCAGTTTCTTTAGGTGGAGCTGAGTTAAACAAGTCTTTATACAACTCTCTACTCATTTGCTCTTTGACTACTATCTCTAGTACAACCCCTTGAGGATCACGTCTAACTACATACTGATCTAAATGAAATACTCTTATAGCATTGTTCTTATCAGCATGGAGTAGAGCATTACCTGTGATAAGCAGATGACGTATACACTCATTGAGTGGTACACGCATAGCCTTACCTTCTATCTCATCCATTACAGCTCTCTCCATAGAGTTCAGTCCTTCCTCTACTGGAGCACGTTGAGCTTGTAACTCTTCTAACGTGAAGTCATCTATTTGAAACTTAAAGAATGGAGAATTCGGTGGGAACAAAGTCAATAATAATTTTGCTGTTAAATTATTTATGCCCCTTGCTCCTACCCCTTGATATGGAGTAG